TTCCAACCTGAATTGACGGCACCAACAGCTTCCCCAACAGTAGAAGCTGCAATGCTCGCCAAAGTGGCACCTGGCAATCCAAGCTTCGGACGCGATCTTCCAACGTGAGAAGTGGCCAATTTAATGACATTCTCAGAAGACAAAGCAGTTCCTGGCTTAAACATGCCTCCCTGCACCCTTATATAAGGTTCCAAAACCTGAAATGCACCAACCCCAGGACGATGCTTCGAATCCAGCGAGCGACGGACCCAGTCAGCAGTATCCCGAACTGACTCATTCAATGAAGACATCACAGCCGGAACACCAGTCCAAGTAACGAACCTGGCCAACCATGACGGACTGTCCTCGTAATCCTCCATGATTTCACGAGCCCTCGACATAACTTCCGCCAAGAGCGTGCCCGCGTGATAACGGTCGACGAACGCCCTGGTGTAAACCGCAATCATCAAACGGTTAACAGTCTGAAGCCCAAGCCTCGAATTGACCTTGACCGACGTACCGTTGACCGTGACACGATCGTTGGACGTACCAATGTACTTGCGAATTCCGAATCGCGTGAACGACTCCTTGGAAGTTTGCATCGCAAACTGATAAGTCCTGTCGACCAACCGCTTGCTCGAAAAGAACGAGTGCTGCTTCCAACTCTCCGCAAGAAAAGGGTCAACCCCAGCGCCCACCAACTCCGGCACGGTGACCAAGTACTGATCAGCCACTGCCGGCAAATCCAATGCATGAGACACCTCACGAACAACGGGTGCCACAGTCAAAGCTGTAACCCGAAAAAACATGAAAGGTCCCCTGTTCTTGAGCAGTTCCACCTGAAAATGCCTCTGCCTCACAACCCCAATTGAAAAGGTGTGAGATATAAGCCAAGGCTCCCATTCCGTCATGTCGTAAGAAACCGCCCCAGCGGCCCCTTCCGGATACAAAAGCCTCAACTCATCCATCTTCTTCTCGAAACTGACTCCTGTACCTGCGATGTCGCCAGAATCCTGCAAAAGCATTTCCGGTGTGTAGACAAAGAAACCAAACCCGACCTTAGCACCACATTCCATCATGGCAGCTGCAAACTGCAACGGTGTCATGGGAGTCATGGCCAGATCAGCACACACAGCATCCGCCTTAGCCAGCTTCTGACCAGGCTTCAATCGAGTCACAACTTCGCCTCTGAGATAGTCCTCGTAACGAGGACGAGACAAC